AGATACAACGATACTGGATTCGCGGATGCTGACTGATTTCGCAACCGGAGACGTTGTCAATATTGAAGCGCCGAATAACCTTGTTGAACTCAAGCAGGGTAAAAACGGTAACGCAATCTATGCGTATAACTCTACGGGAAAACAGGTAAACGTCACGATTCGCGTAATTCGCGGAACGGCTGACGATAAATACCTTGCCTCCCGTATGCAGGAATATATCAATGACCCGCCCGCGTTCATCCTGATTTCAGGAGAGTTTATTAAACGCTCGGGCGATGGTAAGGGAAACATTACCAATGAGGTATATACCATGAGCGGTGGAGTCATTCAGAAAATGCCAGGCGGGAAAGAAAACGTCGAGGGGGATACCGAACAGGCAATCTCCATTTACGTGATTGTGTTCTCCAATGCCGACAGAGTGATGGGTTAAGGTATGAATATTTCAGGAGTGGATATTCATATTGAGACCGCGTCCTTTCAGGACGCTATGGCGCTACAAAAAGCCCTTGGGCGTGCGCTCAAGGGTCAGAAACTCGACCTTGGGGGAATTTCTTCTGATATAGTCAAGAAAGATGAAGCGGGGAAAATAGATATCGGTTCAACGGATTTATCCGGAGCCGGGGGAATCGCGACAACGGTTTTCAACCTTCTTTTAGGCCCGGCGTGTTCCGATGAAGTTGAAAACGCGGCAATGAGCTGCGCGAAGAAATGTTACAAAGAACAGGGAAAAGAGGCGATTAACATAGACTTCTTCGAGAAAGCAGACAATCGTCCTTTGTATTATCCGATCATGATAGAAGTCATAAAGGCCAATTGCGGCCCTTTTATCAAAGGCCTCGTTTCGTCGTTCGGGGACCTCGGGGCGATATTCGCAAAAGGCCTGATACAGAAGTAAACGTTGATGATGTTGACCTGATTGCTTTGCGGTTGGCTAAGGCGGGTTATTACGGTGGCGATCCTGGGGATGTTAAAAATGCGCCGGTGGGTGACGTTCTCAACGCCTTAGCTTACGAGGGGTTTGTTTCTGAATATGAAGCGGTCGAATATGAATTGAATAAATAAGGGTTTCGGCCCGGCTCGGCACGGGGTGCTATCACTCCTACCCGTGCCGGGTTTTTTATTGAACTGATCGTAAGTGTTTTATGTAGACCTCTGGAGAATAAACGCTTCCGTAATCTCCTCCGTGGATGATGAAAGTCAACTTTCCGTCTATCTGTTCTAATACCCAGCATACTTTTCTTTCCAATGTTTCTACGTTCTTTATCCAGAAGGCTGGAAAAACTAATCTTTCGATATGAGTATTTGCATCGGAAATAGCTATTTTGTCTATTTCTTCCGAGCAATCTTCATCGATAACCCAATTATCATTGAATTTTGTTTTCATAAGATTTCTTTCTTTAATTGTTTTTGTTAAAGCAGGACAGTTTTTTATCTTGAAGTCAAGCTGATATACTTTAACAGAACCACTGTCATTTACATAAATATGTTTTAACATTCCGTCCTTCCTTTCCCCTCTCAGGGTTGTTTTAATATTATACCCTATTTTAATTTAAGTCAACACTTTTCGCGCATCTTGATAATTCGCCCATGCCGTTGTATCATTACCCTGTCGGAGGCCTATAAATCAATATCCTAGAACTTTTTGCACACGTTGGCCTTAAAGCCGATACCGGACCCGCCGAAGCCTTCAATAAATCCCTCACGGGCATGAAGAATATGCTCGTCGGAACGATTGCCGGGACACTATCTCTCTCTGCGGCGATAGGGGCGGTCAACGATCAGTTTAACCAGTCTCTCGGGATGCAGAAATTCGTAGATGATACGGGCGAATCTGTGGAAGAGATGCAGAAATGGAAAGCCGTCGCGCAGCAAGTTTCTGGGGCTGGGGCAACGGTTGCGGAATCAATCAAGGCAATTTCTTCCAATCAGGCTAAAATCCGGCTCGGTCAGGGGAATATATCCGGCTATCAATTACTCGGTATTGATTCCCGTTCCGATCCCTTCAAGGTTCTGGAAGCAATCAGGACGAAAACGCAAGGACTCTCGCAATCAATGCGCCGGAACATAGCCGGGCAATTTGGTATTTCGAATGACTTGGTAAAAACGCTCGAACTGACCAATGCACAATTTGACGAAATGGCGGCCAATGCGTTTGTTATTCCCTCGTCTAATCTTGACTCAATGAACAAAGCCCGTGCCTCGCTCGAGACAGTGAAGAACGCGGCGAACTTTTTACAGGCTAAATTCGTTACGGCTTTGGCTCCGTCCATAGATTTAATCTCGAAAAAGATAGCCGAATTCGTACGGAACTACGGGGCGAAATTGTCAGAGTGGATACAAAAAACCGTCACGATGATCATTCGCGTGGCTGACCTTATCAATAAAACAATACAAAGTACGATAGGCTGGAAAAATGCCATATTAGCTTTGGCGGCAATATTTATAATGCTGAACGCCTCGGTAATGCTCCCCGTAGCCGCCTTGGTTCTTTTTATGGCGATTCTTGAGGATATCTATCTCTACTCCCAGGGAAAAGACAGTTTAATCGGGCGATTCCTCGAAGGGTTCCCCGCGCTCAAGAAAGTGTTCGACGGCTTTCTCGATGTTGTCAAATTGGTTGCCGAAGCGATACACTCCATTTTTACCGGGGATTTCTCCAAACTGGACGAAATGACCAAGAAATGGGGATTGTTTGGGGATATTATTTCTGCTATTGCTCACTCGCTTGAATTCGTAAAGGAAACCTTATCCCTTAAAAACGTGTCGGGCGCGTTCGGTGGACTTGGAAAAGATGTTCAAGAGCAGGGATTAGGCGGGGCAATAGAAAAACAGTTCCAGCTTTTCGGCGGTGAATTGACCAGCATGAAGGATAATATCGGGGCATGGTTCTCTGGACGCTCTCCGACTCCCGCGCCCGTAACAGCTACGACCAACACGACAATAAACATAAACGGGGCAAAAGATCCAAAGGCAACCGCGCAAGAGGTGCAAGCCGTTGTTACGAAGTCGAATCAAGACGCCTATAATAAGCTGTCGGGGAGTAAAAAGGAAAAATGAGTTTTTCACCGATCGTACAGAAACCATCACAAATAGATTTATCCTCAAGCGCGAAACAATATATCGACGATAAAAGCCAATTAATTTTGATTGCCAACGGCTCAAAAGGGATTGGCGGCTGGGTATTCGATATCCCTACCGGGGAAAACTTTACCAGCAAGGTCGGTGTTTCGAAACACTACACGGAAAACGGTTCTGTTATAAACGATCAGGCGATAAACGAGTCGGACGAAATAACATTGACGGGATTAGTAGGCGAATTGGTCTATCGTATCCCTCAGGGCGTTGAAGGAGCGTTTAATACGCTCACGTCGCGTCTAGGCGCGGTCAATGCCTATCTTGGCCCGTTCACGCAAGGAATGACGCAAAAGGCTGCCGTCATGGCGTCACAAGCGGCATACGTTGCAAATCAGGCAAAGGCTATAGCAAAGCGTGTAGGAAATATTGTTGATTTCTTCAAAGGCGAGGAACCGACTTTAACCCTTCAGCAAAAAGCTTTCTTACAGCTTACGGCAATGCAAAAAACCTTCCAGCTGGTTACGGTTGTTTCCCCGTGGTCGATTCACTACAATATGCTTATCACGTCGGTTAACCCGAGTCAGGACGAGTCAAGTAATGATTATACCTCTTTTTCCGTGACATTGCAGGAAATGCGTTTCACGGATGTTAAAACAACGACGTTCGACGAGGGTAACTATAAATCAGCTATTGACGCGCAAGTGGCTCCCGCTGAGGATGCCGGAAAGGTTGCGGGGAAAACGACCGATCAAAAGGGAATTCTTTTAACCGCGGCGAAATCTTTAGGCTGGGGGATAGCGCAATAATGGTACAAATAACCGGTTTAACCTCGAATCCTTCACAGACTTTTAATGTCCCCGATCCCGTAACAAGGAAAATAATATACTTCTCTTTATATTTTTCCCCGAGAACACAAAACTGGTATATCGATATTAAATATGAGACCTTTACCGCCCGGGGTTTAAAACTGGTTCGAGGACAAAATGTCCTTTCCCGTCATATCAATACGCTTCCTTTCGGGCTGGCTGTTGTTATAACGGACACGTTCGAGCCGTTTTTGATTAATGATTTTGTATCCGGGCGCGTCAGTTTGTTTCTTTTAACGCACTCGGATGCATTGACCGTGCGTGATATGATCATTGCAGGGGCTTCGGTTTGAAGTTCCTCCGCAATTACAAGGTAAGAATAACCACACCGAACGGCTTTGCTATATCTATCACGCCGCCGATAACGTGTACGATGGAAGTTGATTCCGGGGTTAAGGGATCTTCCTTGTCAAACGCCTCTTTAACCTTTATTAATCTTTCCCCCAATACACGCGCACGACTTGGAAAGGATAAATTCACCAAGGTTGATTATTGGCAGAT